AAGGCTTCTGTTAAATGACTGTACAGTAGGGACTGTAAATTTATAATCGTATTTTTTTAATATTTCCATTGCTGGAGTAAGTATAGGTGTGTAAAATTTGGTTCCGGTCTTGATACGTTCTCCGTCTATATATGCAACTCCGTTATGTTCTACAGTACATCTGTCATAATCAAACATGTATAAGTCAACCCATGATAAGCCGGTATAGCATTGAAATATAAACTGGTCACGTACTTTTTGTAATTGTCGATCATTCAACTCTATATTGCGGATAGATTGCAGTTCGTCCATTGTGAGAGGCTGTCTTGTTTTATATCTACCATGTTTATCTTTGAATACCCTGTAAGGTGTGTCCTCGATAAGTCCAAGCCGAAGCGCTTCATTAATATAAGGTTTTATTCTCTTATGGTATCCATGTATTGTTGTCTGTCCTCTTGTTGGATCTTCTCTTCTTATAAACCTGTCAAATAAAGCTATATTTTCAGGAGTGATATCGTCAAATGTTTTAATTACTCCGGAGCGTTTTAGAGCTTCCAGTGCTATAAGGTGCGCTCGTTTGGTTGACCATTTAAGATCCCTTCTTTGTAACTCGTCATAAGCGAAATCTAAAAATGACGATTTAGACTTTACGTGTTTTTCGTTATAAAAAATATTAAAGTTTTTTAGATTGATGTCTTTTCCTTCTTTTCTTATATTTTTGATAATATCATCAAACTTTTTTACATATTGGGTTATTGCTTTATTTAATTGTTTGAATTTAGCGTGACGTACCACAAATTCTCCATCCCATTGGTTTGAATACAGTTCAATGTCTGTTGAGATCCATTTTCTTTCTGTACGCGAGAATTGAATTTCAATTTCAACCTTAGCTGATTTCTCCGGTGTTGCTTTCTTTTTTCTGTCGAATACCGGCTTGATTTTCCATGTTTCCATACTGTTTCTTTTTTAATTTATAATTTGTTAATTACGGTAAATGTGATACCAAGTGTGATACCAGCTGTGATACCAGAAACAAATTGGTATCACACTTGGTTCAACAATGTAACGATAAGTAACGCAGAGTAACGGTGGTAGCCATTAAAAAGGTTACTTAAACATGTTGGAAATCAGTCGATTAGGTTTGTAAGATGTTGATTTATAGTCTATTGGCGTAAAATAAAAAAAAAGGGGCATTTTGACCCCCTTGAGCCGAAACCGGGA